GCTTGAACTTGTTTAGTTACACTGATATTTCCAGCTGAAATATTCCCCGTATATATAGGCAAATAAGCTGCAACTTGAGTATTGCCATAGGTACTAGCAAAACTAGAACCGTATGATACGCCGTTACTCCAGTATACGCCAGAAGTGGTAATGACATTACCTACATTAGCTGTACCGACTACATCTAGTGCATATCCGGGAGTTGATGTATTGACCCCTACATAACGATTAGTAACATCTAGATAAAGTAGTGTGCCATCAAAAGCAAGGTTGACTCCTTGGCGATCAAGATTGCCATAAAGCATTGGTCCTGATATACGTCCGATCGCCATTTACTAGACCTCACACAGCATTCGTGCTGTTTATATTATGTATGATATTGATCCTATTAGGACTATTAGGCAAACTAGGTGCTGGCGGCGCACTTGTAAAACTTATGGTTGTTCCACTCACTGTATAACTAGTTCCAGGAAGTTGATACACACCACCTATAGTCACTACAATAGCTGTATGATCTGTTTCTGCCTGACTCATTGTAAAATTAGTTGTTGTGCCATCACCAACTAAATCATCTACCACTAATTGGACTGAGCCTATTTTAGCTACCTGATTCCATGCCCCGCTGTAATAAAATTCAATTTTATTCGTGCCAGCATTAAATCTAATCAAGCCATTAACTGGTGGATCACCGTAACCTGAGTTTTTCACCACTGGTAACAATGCTGCTTGACTGATACTATCACCAAGCAACGGATTCTTGAGAAATCTTGGCATGCTTATATTCCTATTGAACTCACTGTTGCAGATAAAGAAACATTTGCACTACAGTTTGCATATACTGCATCGCCCGTAGACAATATAAATTTTTCTTGATATACAATCAAAGTGTTATAACCAGATATAGTTGTATTGGCATATATCAAGCTAAAATTATTGGCTGTTTTACCACTGGGCACTAACCAAAGATTGGCTTGTACTGCTGTTGCAGTATAGTTACAAAGATGTATTGTGGTTATAGCACTGCTTGCTGCGCTAGTGTATATGCTTGATGCAATAGTTGTTACGTTTGCGTTGTTTATCGCCATTTATTTTTTACCTTATCCAAAAATAATACTGTATTTTATAGCAGCACTTTTAGTTGCCAGTTCATCGGTAGCAGTTGAGTTTGTCACGTACAATCCTGACCCACCGCTGTTTGGTGTTTGTGCATAAACTACATTGTATCCAGTGACTGAAGGAGGTGCTATTGTAGTGTTTTTTATTGCTATGTTACTGTCAAATGCCACGTTAGCTACTGTACTGCTATAAATGGTATAGCTTTTCATGTCTAGATTTGCAGAGGTAGCGCCACCAGCAGCGATATCATTGTATGTAGTGCCGTTGTTTGTAAATTGCCAAGTTTGAGTAGTTTCATTCCATCTGATGGCAACATTAGCAGCTGGGCCGCGATCATTTATTATATACGCACCTACAGGGTTGGGCACACTGCCAGGAGTCACTCCTGAATTCAGGATGATATTTGCGTTAAACACGTTAAGAGTAGTGATATCCATAGCTGTTACGTTACCAGACACTACTAAGTTACCGTTGATGGTAAACAGACTAGTATTGATATTGACTTTGCCGGTGCTGTCGATACTTTGTATCGTGTAATCGCCAGTAATACGCTTTGTTGTTGACATCCTCAGAATCCTGCTTTATTCTATATTTAGCATAAGTCTGGATATTATTTTTCCAAAAAGAAAGCAGCCGAAGCTGCTTTCAATTTTTGTCATGCTATTAAATCAGCAAGTTTAGTTATAATCAACCTGAACATATGTAGCATCTGGTGCAGCCAAATGATACAAGAAACGAGTTGGATTATATCCACTATAGAATGTGATAGTACCGTCTGTTGAATCTTTATTTCCGTTAGTATACCAATCCCAAACATACTTGTTGTTTATTTTGCTTGCATAAGTTGTATTTGTTAGTGTAAGACCGGTTGACTGGGCTGTATTTCCTGTCACCAAAATACCAATATTAGCAGTTGGGCTTGTTGAAATAATCGAAGTAACCTGAGCACCAGTGGCTGCAATATTTGGACTACTTGGCAGTGACATGATATAATCGCCCACACGTGGTATAGTAACTGGGCCAGTGCTGTTACTAGGCGTAAAAGTCACAAAACTGACTGTGGCGCCGCTGCCGGGCGCAACATTAACTGATGCTAAAGTAGCCCCGGTGATAGTAGATAAAGTGAGTTTCAAGCTCATTGTATTTGATGCAGTTGGAACCGGAAGATTAACTAGTGTGCAGGTTCCTTGATTACCTGCTGCTCCAGTAGTATCCAAAACACGAAACTTATGTGAGCCTTTTTGAGCTACAATACTGCCTGCTGCAGCACTGTTGGTTCCAACTTTTACGTTTGGTGAAAGTTGACGACCTGTTTGATTAGTTTTGCCACCTGTACCGCCGGTATATGCACCGTTTATATACTGAGGTTGGGTATAACGATCATGAATCTGACTACTAGAATCAGTATTTGTAATTTTTAATTTTGCCATTTAATTTCTCCTGTATAGCGTTCTAAGCTACCCGGAGTGGCTGCTCCGAGAGTTCATGAGAACAATACTATTTATGGCAATTTTGGATTAATCGATATAGCCTTCGTATGTTTCGAGAACGAATCCTTGTCCACTAAACATAGGCCATTCAGAGAAATCGCCTGCGTTTTCTAACATCAACCGCCACGGAGTAACTTGTCCCCAACTATAAAAATCATCCAGTGTCTCTAAAGAAAACGGTTTCTTTTCTAATGTTCTGACATTGAACCAATTTTTTTCAAATCTACTTAAGCCTTTAATTACTTCTTGCATAATGTTTGAATGCACTTGCCCGAGTAGAAGTGGAGTTTTATTCAATCTAGTTTTAAAAAACCATAATATTTTTGAAAATATTTTTTGGTTACGATAAGCAGGATGAACCCATGCATCGTCTACTGTATTGTCTGCATTATACAATGCTACTGCTGCTATTATTTGATCATCATTGTTCCACAGCGAATAATAAATTCTATCTTGTAATACACAATATTTTTCTATATCAGCAATATATTTTCCGTGTTTTTTCCAATGATCTTGATATTTATCGACAAAATCTTGAGCTTGTTTAGATAAATCTGGGCCGCGCATTGTCATCTCGGAGAAACGCATATTCAGTCTTGCCCATCTTCATGATCGCAATCAAAATCATCAGCATCTTCTGCTTCTGAATGATCTATGACTTCATTGATCAGTTCTTCAGTACTCCAACCTGAACTGGTTAGTATGTGAACTGCTCGACTAAAAAGACTAAACACTGTGGCTGTAAAGTCATATTTCAACATTTGATTTTCTTTGTTTAACAGCATATCTATCGTTTCATCAGCCACTTGGTTGCATACATCCATATCAAATAAGTGTATTGTGCCGTCTTCCAGAACTTCAGCAATTTCAGTTTCTTTCATTTTGATTCCTTTTAATTATTTATTTGATTATTTGTGTATACGTGAATACCTTATTTCCGCAATCCCAAATTCTATCAAATTTTAAAGAAAAAATCAACTATAAAACTAGCCAAGAAAAAGCCCACCGAAGTGGGCTTTTCTTTTTAGACTATATCGCCTAATCTTACTGGAACGAAAGGTTCGCAACAGAGATTTCGGACAAGTAGTCACCTGCATTGCCAAGAGACGATGCAGTATTCGTAAGCTCCACATATCCATAGCGAGTCATGAAGCCAACTACTGGTTCAAAAGTGCTTGGATCCAACACGACGCCCGAAGACATCAGTGGGATATATGGGCAATAGAACGCAGCAGCATCAGCTTCGCTTGAACCCTTATAACCAACAAGAATTGGTGTTGAGTCATTGGCATAAGCGTCAACATAGATACGCATGGCACCATTCAGAGTACCGACAAACTTGGTGTTTGTTGGGGCTTCAAATGTACCTTCAGTAGTGCGAGCAAAAGCTGAAGTAGTAGCACTCTGCAGAACAGTAAGAGCAGCAGAGGATACAACAGCCCAGTTACCAGCACCACGACGAGTGCGCTGAGCAATCAGGTTAGCAGAACGATTGATCAGAACAGCTAGAGCAGCGTGTTCGTCACCAACGAATGTAGCAGTACCTGACACAGCAGACTGGTCATAAGCATAATCGACAGCAGACAAGGCGCGCAGTGAACCAAGAATTTCCTGATCGATTTCAACAGTGATTTCTTGAGCAAGAGCAGCCATGATTTCAGCTTCAACGTCAAGACCATGCATGCTCTGGGCATCCTGAGCAGCTTCAAATGTCCAACGAGCTGAGAGCTTACGTGTTTTGGCTTCAACAACTTGCTTTAGAATCTGTACGTTGATACGATTACCAGCCACGCCTTCAAGAGTAGCTGTTGTCTGAGCAAATCCAGAAGTTGCACCTGAATAAGCATTTGCAATCTTGAAAGGACTTAGAGCTTCGTCACCAGCAGTTGTGCTGGTTGAACCGCCTGTGCCGGTAACTGAATCAGCATAACGTACACGTAAAGTGTGAATCTGAGCAACTGGTCCAGTCATTGGCTGAACGCCTACAATTTCGTTGGCGATAACAGTTGGCATGACGCGACGAATAACTGGCAGAATCACACGATTCAATGTAGCAACGTTGCTGCTAGCAGTAGAGCCAGATGTGGCGTTTTCTGCTAGATACTTGCGGGTGTTGTCTAGGACAACGCCCATTGTAGTTCTCTTGGAACCGTTTAAGCCTTCGAGCAGAGCTTCTTTGGTCTCGCCCCAACGGCTTTCTAAAAGTGCTTGTTTCATTTCTATTTTCTCCTATTTAGGGTTAGTCACTTTAGCCCTGCTAGACGACGAAGTTCTACCACATTTGTGTCAACTTCGACGGCTTTAGCAGATTTATCACCAGTCACTTCTACACGACTTTCAGTTAGAACAGCAGCTTTTTCAGCTACCGGCTTCCTGGTACCGTTTGTAAGCACAGCTGGTAGATACTTATCAAATGCAGCCTGTAACTTAGTGGTCTGCACTGATTCGAGAAGTTGGCTCATTACAGTTGCCTTCTCTGCAGTTAGTGTTTTCAGCAGTTTGTTGAGAGTATCTTTACGTTCTGCTGTTTCCTTGATCAATTGAATTTCACGTTCTTTGTTTTCAATCAACTTGACTTTTTGATCAACTACTTTGCGTGCTTCCGCAAGAGTTGATTGTTGCTTTTGCATGACCTTACGCATACGAGCAATTTCTTTGTTTTCATTCAAGTGCGTGACACTGAATTCATTTGAAAAAGCTTCGAAAATGCGACGACCAAACATGTTTTCGCGAGCAATTTGAATATCTTCTTTAAGCTGGTTAAGCTCAGACTCTAGTGATTTTGTCACCGCTTCACGTACTAATTCAGCTGAATTTTCAACAAAAGTCTTTTGCATTTTAGCCATTCTTGATTTAGCTTCACGCACTAACTTTACTTTAGTTTCAACTACTGCACGCTTGTCTTGTTCAAACTCTTGGATTTCTTCGGCTAACGCACGAGTCGTGAACTCTTCTAGCTTACGAAGGCTATTCTGATATTCTTTGCGATCTTGACGTAGTTCCTGGATCTCCTCAGCAAGCTTACTAACCATAAAGTCATTAAACTTGCGTGCGCTTTCCATCATGCGAACATTAAATTTTGCACGATCTTCAGCTAGAGCCCGCTTGTCTGTTTGAAATTCTTGAATTTCTTCAGACAGGCTGTCGGTGACCATTTTGTCTAGAGCTTCAACCATCACTTGTTTGTCGTGCTCGTAACGGCCTGCGAATTCTTCACGAAGCTCTGCACGCAATTCCTCGCGTGCTTCTGTAAGTTTGGTTTCCCAAGCTTCATTAATAGCTTGCTGCGTAGATTCGTTTATAATGCCGTTGTCTAGCAACGATTTGATAGCATCTAGCATTTGGTTATCTCCTTATTTTTAAATCTTTAATCAAGCCTACCACGGCTTTTTCAAGATATTTCTGTACTCTTTGGTCAGTACTAGCATCTTTTGCTAGACTGAACAGTTGTTGCCCACCTCGCATATTCATCATGCTTTCGTAAATAGCTTTTGGATATGCATTTGGTGCGCTGGGTTGTGCCACTATATCCACAGTGACTATTTCAAAATCACTGACATGACCACTTGCTTCATTAACTTGACCAGATCCGCGACTGCTTACGCCAAGTTTTACACCTGACGAAAGCATAGCTTCAACAAGTTTTCCCATCGTGGTTGGTAATACTTTTAATTTTCCGTAACCTGTAGGTCCATCCATCCACATTTTTGTAATCATGTGGCTAACACGATCTAGATTGACCTTCAGATCGTCTGGGTGATCCACTTCACCCAGCACTGAATAACCGTCTTTTATTTGGTGATTAATAGATTCAACTGCTTTTTCAATTTCTTTTGTAGGGTATACTCTTTGATTAGCGTTTTTAACACCGCCTTGAATGAATATGCCCTGCATGTAAAGATTTTTGCCTTTGCCATCAGAAGCTTCTTCCGACAACACCTGCATTGAAGCGTTGTCGAAAGTTAAATGCTCTTTTAGTATTAAAGCCATCACAGTTGCCTAGTTATTACCGAACTTTGCCTTTGATAGGGCCGTTCTTGTTAATAGGACGAGTACCGTCTGCACCAACTAGTTTGCCTTCTCGTTCATGATTTTTACTGTAGGGTGTATGCTTTTCATCCCACACTTTTTTATCGCCAGGAGCGTTCTTGAACTTGTCAGCATGTGGTTCTTTGCCACGATTCTTGGCGTATTCGTTCTTTGGCTCTTCGATAACTTTGCCATCAACAGCTTCGTTATGCCCGCCTTGAACAAGATTTTTGGCTGTGCCGCCCATGTCATTTTTGCCAGCTACTGTACTTTTTTTGTTGACATTCACTGTTTTTTCTGAAGAAGGAGCACCAATTTTTTGACCTTCGGCGGTGTCGTTTTTATAGAAATCTTTTACTTTTTCTACGTACTCACGCATCATGTCAGCTTGACTGGCGTTTTCAGAAGATTTTTTATTGCGAGCTTCATCAAATTCTTCGCCTTCGTCTTCTTCGCCTTCGTCTTCTTCGTCTTCTTCGTCTTCTTCGTCTTCTGAATCAAATTCTTCATCAGAATCAAGATCGTCCATGTCATGAATGCCAGGATGCTCTGTTTCTTCTGCGTCTTCATCAGACATAAGACGATCAAATTCTGCCTTGAGTTCTTCAAGTTCAGATTCAAGATCCATCACGCGATTTTCTAGATCTTCGTCACCCATGTCATTGACATCAGCTGGGAGATCGCCAGAAACTCCGTCATCATCTGTAGAATCTAAATCAAAATCTTCATCATCATCGTCAAAATTATCCATGTCGTCTTCAGCTAGACCTTCTTCGTCCATTTCGACTTCATTTGTAATATCGTCAACCATTTCTTCTGTTTCGTTGCCACCTACTTCTTCATCCATGAGGCTTTCATAGATGTCACGCGATTTTTCCACCACAATTTGGTGGAATAGCTTGCGAGCTGCTTGTTCGTTATCGTTGATGATATGTTCGATCAACTTTTCATATTTGTTCATTGTAGAAACTCCTTAAAATATTAAAGTCATTTGCAAAGTATTTACAAACTTAGGTAAAATACAGGGTTAAATAGGTGTTTTTTAGGATTTTTGAAAAAAATTACAATCCAGGCATTCCACCTGGACCTGCAGCGGGCGGGGAATATTGTTTTTTGACTGTTTCTAATTTTTTCTGGTGCTCAAATTTACGAACATCATTGGCTTGGCGAAGTCTATTCAAATGTTGCAAGGTAAGACGAGTTTTTCGCGTGTCTTTCAAACGCAGCACACTGTTATCATCCTTTTCAGATTGATAACCTATTTTAGTATCATTAAACATTTCGGATATAAACATAATTTTATTTATGGTTATGCAACAC